ACGAATAACAACCTTACCATGTGGTAGATTAGATTTGTAATAAAAATCCTTTAAACCCAAGGAATCGCATGGATTTTCGATTGTCAATGTATCATGGATTGGCTTGATTATTTCAATTGTTCGTAAATCACGAACGGTATCTCGAATTGTAGTTGTTAAAGTTTGATTAACAAGTTGTTTTGTTCTACAAGAATTGAGAAATATGATAAACAAACTTGTTAATATAATGAGATTAATATTTCTCATAGGTCGTTTTGCCACCATGCTTGATGGCCCTTAAAATTTGATTTCTATTTTTGCCATTCCCAACATAAGAAACATGCACCCAATCGGGATTGGTAGATGTTCCAAACTCCCAAATCATTTGATCAAATGTTAAATTGCTTTTGATAAAATCAAAAATCATTCGATTACTTACCACGTTTGCCGATAAATCGTGATCAATATCCACCGCCTCACCACTCACATGTTGGCTATTCTTGGCCCCACCAATGGCATTATTTAACTCTTTAGATCTAAATCCACTCGATATAAGGATTGGGATTTGGAAATGTTTGCGGATAGGCTCTAAAACATTAACGCATAACTCACGTAAATTATCCGTTTGCTCGGGATTTGGCATGTTTTTTATGCCATTTCTTTTCGCATAATCACTTCTTGTAAATTCACCTAAATCAAAATGCTCACTTAATTTCATCCGATTGTTTTTTAATCGATTTACCTAATCTTAATTTATGGTTTTCCTCTCTTAAATGCTCGATTTCAATTGTCAAATCATCAACCTTTTTGCTTAATTGGTCAACTTTGGCCTCCAATTTTTCGTTCATCGCGGTAACCATGTCAATCACTCGTTGGCTATTTTCTAATTGTATGGTTGAAATGTCCGCATTCTCTTTTCGTTTACCAATTATCCATCCGATAAATGCGGTTATTGATGATGTTACGATTCCGATGATGGCCTCTCTTGTTTCCATTTTATACTACTTGTTGGATTTTGTTTGACAATTCTAAAATGCCACGAAAATAGGTATAATCATCATTATCATCCATGATGTAATTAACGGATTCACATACGCATGTAAATACATTAAACCCATCGGCCGACAAATTGAAATAACCATTTGATCGTGTACGTACTAAATCTAAAATTTGGCTCATCGCCTGGTTCGATTGAATCTCTCCACCACTATCTCCTTGGTATCTCGTAACAATCTCAATTCGTGTAATGGTTTCGGTAATAAAACTCGTTTGATTGTAATCCGCCTCGGTTGTAGAAACCGAATACAAATAAATGTAAGGGAATGTCGCATTAGATGGAACCCGATTGTAAATTGGAACCGCAACACCATTGATTAACACATTGCCCGTGAGCCTTGTGATAATCGCTTTACGTATAAATTGAATTGCCTCTAACATTACTTGTTCGCTAATCTATTTAAAGTTAAATCTAATCGTTTTTCTAATTCATCAAATTCCTTACGGACCGCAGGAAAAAAATAAGGTCTTGCATAAACAAATCCTCTCCCCTTTCCTTTGCCTTTAAATTGCTCGGCATACGAACGTGGAATGCCTAATTGATCAATCTCACGCAATGTAACACCTCGACCGGTTCCAAATTCAATGTATGGTGCATAAACCGCCTTGGCAAACACCCTAACGTTTTGTTTATTTTGTCTTTCGGCACCGATGGAACTTTTTAAATTACCATCCTTTACCGGTACGTAATTCTTTGCACTTTCAACTATTTTTAAAGAGGTGATACCCAATTCGTTTGAAAGTTCTTGTGCGGATAATTTGCCAAGATCCTCAATCTTTTTGCGTAACATCATTAATTGGTTTTTATCAATACGTATAGCCATTATGCCTCTACTTTTGTTGCACTCATTTTAACCCAAAAATTTTCAAACGTTTGGTAGTTACCATTAATACGATATTGTGTGGCATTTCCTTCCACATTAAATACATCCTCATTTTGGATTAGATCGGCGGTTTCCTTTCTAATAACAATCCAAATTCTTGTATCTCTTAAACGGATACCATCTTTATTAATTACATCACCCGATTCCTCTTGTACCTGGCACCAAAACGTGCCAATCGTAGTTTGTGATGATGACAATGTACCACCATACCCATCGGATGTTTTAACCAATCGTTTAACGACAATGCGTTGTTTTAAGATAGATGCGGTGTTTTGTGCCATTAAATAAACATTGCTTTATAACCATTCAAAATTGCTTGTGATGCCGATGGTACATCTTGAACGATAGTTCCGGTAACATAATCCGTTCTATTATCATAATACGTGGAAACCATCATCAACAATGCTTGTTTTAATAAACCATCGGACATACCTAATGTGGTGTAATTGATTTTTACGTTTACGTAAACACCCTCCAATTCAACAATTTTATCATCTAAACCAAACACATTGTAATCGATTGGTGTATTTTCTTCGGTACCGGTTACACTTTGAATCGATGCAATAGGACCAAATGGAACATCAATTAACAAATCCCATGGAGATTTTTCCAAAAAATAGGTCCTTGTTTTAGCCACTATATCTCGGCTCAAATAATTCTCGGCAACAATACGTGCCGATGTAATCATTGTACCTAATAAAGAATCATCCGCACTTGTATCGATGCGAATAAAATTTTTACAATCGGCAACCGTGATGATCTCCGATCCGGTCGTTGAATTAATTCTAATTTGTGGCATTTTACTTTCGTTTTTTACCCTTTGTTTCGTAAACTATTTTTTCCTCTTTGGTTTCCACAATTGCTTTTTCCACCTTTTCCACCTTTATGCCTAATTTATTATCGATGTAATATTTCTCTAATTCATTTGACAAATGAACGATGGATCCCGCATAATGCATGGTGTTGCCATGACATACCGTTTCAATCATTTTTAATTCTCCCATGTTGATTAAATTATAGTTTCAAGGATCTCATCATCACTAATTTGATCAATGATAATTTCCTCATCCTTTTTTTCTTTCTTAGCCTTTACTTTCATGGCCCAACCTTTCTCAATGTATAATTTTTCAATTTCATTTGAAACCTCATAAATTGAATCGGCCTTATGGTATGCGATGCCATCATTGACATTTTTAAGCATTTGAACTTTTCCCATATCATTATTTTTTGTGTAAATATAAAAGAAAAAGCCACCCAAAATTTAGGTGGCTATTTTCTATTTGAAATATGCGATTAATACTAATCTAAGATCGCCGCGATGTCCGTAGAGAATACACCTTTAACTATAGCCAATGGTGCGTAGTTAGTTAAAGCAATTCTTTCTACTAAACGAACGGTAACGAAACCATCACGTACGTTTGTTCCGTCTTGACGGAAGAATTCCAATGACAAGTTCTCACGAACCCACATTTGAGTCGCTAAACCAAAGTTACCAACCAAGTAAGTACCTGCGGTGATAGCCGTGTTTTGAACTACCGGAATTCCTAAGAATTGTGGTTGTAATCCCATGTATGCTTGCTCTTGTAGGTACTCGTTTGTAGTTGCCTTCAATAACAAGATTTTAGAGAAATCCGTTGGATTCAACATGATGTAATCTGGACGATAGTTCACCAATGCTAATTGGTTGATTGCAACGGTTAATACGTCGAATTGATTAGCCGCAACGATAGAACCCGCAAATGAACCTGCCGCGAATGCCGTAGCACCACTTGTAGAGATACCACTAATGTTTGGAGTTGTTCCATTACCATAAAGCAATTGAGTATCCTCAACGTTTAATAACTTCTCGGGCGCACGTGCCGCCAAATACGATGTCAATTGTGGTGTGTCATTCAACATCTCCTCCGAGATACGGAAATAAGTACCAATTTTTTGAACGTTAGCATCGTATGCAGTCAAATCGAAATCCGATTCGGTAAATGTAGCACCTTGTGCCGTAGCCGCCGCACCATTATCATAAGCCGATTCACGTACATAACGTACAACCTCTGCGGTTGTTGAACCTTGTGGCAACAATTGACGAACGTGTACCGGACGCGTTGGATCATACTTGATACCTGGAACGTATTGAGCCGGAATAACTTCACCCGTAAAGTTGTTAGCAACCGTCATATCGCCCGCCTTGATTTCAAACTTAGCCGAACGTGATGTACCATTGATGATAGCATCTAACGCACCTTTTGAAATTCCTTCAACCAAAGATTGTTTGAAAGATTTTACCGTTGCACCATTACCAAACTTCTTGTTAGCAATTTCTTGTGCATCAATACGTGAGTGAATCTCGTTGAATTTAGTTTCTAAATTCTTGATTTCACTTTTCAATAACTCATCGGCTTTACCGGTAGCACTTGCAACCGCTTGCCCTTCCGCCTTTGCAATGCGGGAATCAATTGCCGAGTTTAACTCGTCTAATTGTGATTTAATTTCTTCTGACATCTTATTTTTCTTTAATTTTTGAATTTAAATATTTGAATATTTCGGAAACATCAACCCCTTTGTCAACCGGCAAGGTGTCAACATCGGACGGCCTTGTGATTTCTTTAACAAATAAAGATTTCAATTTCATCAACTCACTTTCAATTGCGTAACCAAGTTCATCGGATACGTTTTCTTTTTTGATCAACTTAGCTAACGTGTCAAAACGTTTTGCCAATAGATCTTGATCAATCTCACCTTTTGCATCGGTAATTAGGGCCATTGGATTAGCCGCCAACGTAACGCATGAGATTTCATATAATTTACACTCCTTTAATTCACGGATTCCATCACCACGCATAGATTTAACAATTGGCATGATACCAACCGAATTTTCGGTGATCACTCCGTTTTTCATTAATAACAAAACATCCTCACCCATACGTGTTTTAGGGATCTCCGCTACGAAATACAATCCGTATGAATCCTCTTTTAACTCGGTGAACTTTCCTAATGGTTGATCGATGCGATGTTGATTACAATAACGAACACGTGATCCGTTCTCTTGTAATGTTTTAGTGTAGGCACCTTGGAGGATAATATCCCCATCCGAATCTACATTGCCAAAAACCGAACCATAACCCTTTACGATTCCGTTTTCCTCATCAATATCATCAATACCGATTGATGTTTGCTTAAATAACATACGTTTATCTTTTTGTCAAAATTACTTTTTTATTGTATTCAAAAATAACTACGATTTTTTAAATTCAAATTTCTTAAAAACTATGTCATTATCTTGATTTTCTAATGGTTCCGTATGAGGATTATCTCCATGTAATATTTCATCTGGAATTTTATCCTCAAAAGCAAAACAAGAATCAATCCCAAAATAGAATGCACATTGTGAACATCTATCAGAATAAGTAATTTTAACGTTTTCCATGTTGTTTAAGTTTATCAAAAAAGTTCTTTAATGATATAGGTATTTTATTAGGTTCTTTGTAATACATAACTAAGGATTCACACAATGTTTCACTTGAATCAGTAGCACCATAGGCACTAATTAATGATTTCTCTTGTTGTGTTAAACTTGCATAAATGCCCTCATATTCATTTCGCAATATTCTAACACTATCATTATAAGTTTTTAAATAGCCTTGGCCCTCAATAAATCTATTTTGTAATAATCTTGTTCCATTTATTCTAGCTAATAATTGGTCCTCGATCATGTGTCCACTTTCATGAATAAAAACATTTTCAATAAATTCCTCCTCACTTGTAAATACATTATGTCTATTATAGAGTAATGATTTTTTCGTTTCTCTAATTCCTTTATTTATTTTTTTATCATCTAAAAATCCACGGAAATTCTCATAATTTATTAATCTTTCCTCTTGACCTTTTCTAAAATTAGTTACGTTTCTATCAAAACTTTCTTTAATATAGGCTTTAGAGTATTTGTTTTTATTATAAGTTAAATCATATCCATTTGCGGAGGCTAATGCACCACTTTCACCTTTATACTTACCTGGAACTATTTGAGCCAATGGATCAACACCAAAATCATCAAATACCATTTTTAAAGTATTATTTATTTTATTTGCACTTTCAACATCAAATCCGGAATAATCAACAATATTAGCTAATCCATTATCTTTTGCCCATTGTTCGGCCTCTTTTATAGTTTTAGCATTGGAAATATTTGTTTGAACTTGTTGTGTTTCAACTGCAATAGTTGCCGCAACTTCGGGTGTAATCAATGCCCCACCTATCTCGGATTGAATGGTATTTCTTGCCAAATTAAATCCAATGTCCGTAATGTTCTCACCAATGGTTTGTGCATTAGGCTTTGGAATAGGTGCAAAACTACACCGACAATTGAT